AAGCTGTACCACTTATTCCTGTGTTTAAAATAGGAGAGGTTAATGTTTTATTTGTTAAAGTTTCTGAACCTGCAAGAGTTGTAAAATCATTATCACTTAATGCTGTGTTAAACTGTGCAGTAGTACCTGTAAGAGTATTGTTAGCAAGGTTAATTGTTTTTCCTGTAATAGTAGCTGTTCCACCATCTACATAAGCCTTAACTGATTGCTGTGAAGGAGGAAGAACTGCTGAGTTACTTGCCATGTTATCTTCATCAACAATAGATACACTTGGATTAACATAAGGCGATCCAAGATATAAAGATATAGTTGAGTCCGATGCAGATATAGTTCCACTTGCAAAAGTTAAAGTAGTGTTAGGCGAAGAATAAGCACTAATAGAAATATGAGAATAAATTGTGCCAGTATTTGCTCCAACAATTTTTACTCTTCTTCCTACATGATGCGTTGAAGTTACATCGGCAGCTATTGTAACAGTTGTGTTGCCAGTTCTATTTACAGTTGTTGTTCCAGAGCCAGTTCCAATTTCAAACCATTCTTTATCATTCCACACATCTCTAATATCTTTTCCATATTGTCTTAATGCGTTATCAACATTTGAGGGAGGCATCCCTGTATTAATGTTAATACCATTAATCGCTGTATTTTGTGATGCTGTGGTACTATAATCTTTGACTGTCATTAACTTACTCCTGTCTTTTCTAGTAATTCATTTTTAATTATATTTTGTTGCTTTATATGTTCCGGCTCACCTTCTTTTACTTCTTCTGGAATTAAACCAAACAAAGCATTCATATTAGAAGATATCTGTCCCCATCTACTTGCATTAGCAATTTTAATTAATTTTTCTATGCCATTAGGATCAGTAAATGCTGTTGCTAAATCTTCGGCTCTTGAATTAAATAAATAATTTTTAAAACCTTCTAATAATGTAGATGGTTTTGTAATATCAACTCCTTCAAGAGGTATGCCTAATTTTTTCCATTCCTCAAATTGCTCTTTTCTAGCTGCAGTTGAAGATCCTTTTGTTGCTCTAAATCCTGTTGATTTATAAATTGTCATTAGTTTTTGAAAACCTAACCAAGCCTCATCAACATTTTTACCTTGAGCAGAGGCAGTACCTTTAATTAATTGTTCTGTAAGTTTTTGGTTTTTACCCATCATTAAGTTATAAAACTTCATTCCAATCATCGGATCATCAGCTTTATTCATTAACTTAGTAAAGTTTTTAGAAAACAACATACCAGATACTTCTGGAAATAAACTAGGATCAATTTTATTTAATTCTTTAGATAACTTTTGAATATTTAAAGGACTTACATCTTCTGAAAATAAAACCTTTCTTATAGTACTCATAGAATTTTCTAAATTTTTAATTTTGTTTACTTGACCACCAATAGTAAAAGCATCCATTTTTTCTGAAAGTTTTTTATTGGCTTTAACAGTAAATTCACTTGCTCTTTTGTAATATTGGTTATTATCTAAAACTGTTCTAATTAATTTTAATTCTGCATTTAATTGAAATGCTTTATTGTGCTGATTATTTGCTTTTAAATCTTTTACAACATCCATTCCATCATCATAAATTGTTTTTAAATTTGTAATGCTTAAATCTGTTTTACCTTGTGCTGTTATTTTATTTAAAATATTTTCTTGGATTAAACCTTTTGATGCAGTATCACCATTTTTAATTCTGTTAGACAGATTTTTCATGTAAGCTGCAGTTACTTCAAAATTAAATGTTCCTTCATCAAACTTTGCCCAACCACCATCTTTTAATTGTCTTGCTTTATTATTTATAGCAATTCGAATGTCATCTTGTCCTTTTATTAATGTAGAAACAAATTTATTAGTAACAATTTTTGGATCAATGCTATCAACATTAATTATATCAAAATTTTCATTTAAAAAATTTCTATTAGCTTCGTTAAGTTGTGGAAATCTATTTTTAGTAAATTTATCTATAATTGTTCCACCACCAGATGTTGCATAGACATTATCTGCTACTGATAAAATAGCTGTATCATCAGTAACTCCTGCAATAGCTTCTGGAACTGTTAATTTAATGCCTTTTTCATTAGCTGCATTTATAATATTTTGTACTTCATCTAATTGACCATTTTCACTTAGATCATCTAAAATCATTTTTAATCTTTTGGCATCATTAGGTTTAATAACACCATGAGAAATATTGCCAATAATATCTACTGCCAAACCGACCTTCCATGCTTGACCTTCACTTATAACTCCTGTGCCTTCAACAGCCTCTCCTGTTGCACCTGCACCTGCAGCCATTAAGGTTGGAAATTTTTGAAACTTAGTAAAAGCTCCACCACCTAATCCCCACTCTGCAGCTGTGTTAACCATTTTTCCTGGTAATGTTTTTGAATCATAATCTACAATAGGCTCACCATCAACATTTTTAAAAATACGCATATAATTTTTTGCTTCATCGTAACTAGGCAACAAAGGAATATTAACATCTTCGTATTTTGCATCGGAGTTCATTAATCCAGGTATTTTTAATCCAGTAGCATCACCTAGTTTTCTTTCTGCCCAAGCACCACCATGACCTGCAAGATTCCAAATTGTCTCTGGAAAAGATAATAATCCTGCTCCTGCTTTTAATAAACCAGAGGGTAAACTATTTCCTACATCAGATCCTACACTTGTTTTTTCAGCCATTATTCTTTTCCTAAGTTTGTTTTAATTGTTCTTTTTTCATAACGATCATTTCCTAGATCAACCATGTACTCTAAATAACCCTCATCAGTATAACCAACTAATTGCATACCAATAACTTCTGAGCCATCAGTATTGTCATAATAAGATTGTATTTGATTTTGGATAATTTTTTTATCTTCTAAACTACTAGGATTAAATACTAACTGAATGTTATTTTTATTAGCCATTTTGTTCGCTTGGTTAATAATATTATTTTCCATTTTCTTTTCTAAATTTCCAATAACTTTATTTTCTGAATATAATCTTTTAGACTCTTTAATCCATTCAGCTTCAGTTCTAATTGAATCCCAACCTTCTTTTGCAGCCAACATTTGAAAATCAGCTCTTTTCTCTTCTAAGTCAATGTGAAATTTATTTACTTCTTTTGCTAATTGTAGTTGTAAAATGTTACCTTGTTTAGAACGAGATAAACCTGGAGATATCATTTCAAAATATGCCATTTCTTTATTTGAAATTGCACCTTTTGTTTTAGCAATTTGTCCCATAACAAAATCACCTGCTAAAGAATAAAATACTTCTGGACTTGAAATATCTTCTTCATTTAAACCCATTTGTTTTGCAAATTGTTTAAGATATAATTTTGTAGTTCCAAAAGTACCAAAATCAGACTCATCCATATTTCGCATAATTCTCATCATGGAATCTATGCTAATATTTTGATCAGAGGCTAATTGTGATGTTTCTTGAATCTTTGTAAAAGCTGCATCATTTCTATTAGCTGCATTAATGTACATTTGTTCAGTACCTTTGCCCTCTGCTTTTAAATTTATTCCTCCAATATCTACTTTTGTGCCACTAGATTTTGTTAAATAATCATTAATTGCATTTGCAAAAGCAACATCATATTCTGGAGTTCCAGGTTTTAAACCTTGTCCTTCTAACATTGCTCTAATGTTTTGTTGCAATGCCGGAACAGATGCAGGTTTTATTTGTGCGTATGCTAAAGCTCTGTCTAAAATATCTTGTTCTTTTTGATAATTAAATTTATCTTGAGCTAATTGTGATGCAGAGGCACTAGCCTTTGCTTCATTACCTCTTTTCATTCCCATAGCAAGTGCTTGACCAAAACTAATTGGAGTGTCTGAATAACCACTAGCCTCTAAAAGACCTTGAGCCATCCCTTTGCCTTCTGGTGAAAAAACATAATTTAATAAATTATTTTTAAAGTTTGGTGGAGTTACTGATCCACCTTTATCACTTATTGCTGAAAATCTTCCTGTTGGCATTGGAACATTATTTGCATTCATTTGCTGACCAAGAGAAGAAAAACCTTTTGGTTGAATGTTTTGAAATTGATTTTGTGCAGCCATTTGACTACCTAAAGAAGAATAACCACTAGGTGTATTTATAGCACTAAAATTTTTTACTGCATTATTCATTTGATTTGTATTGACTGGATAACTTAAACCAGCATTTAAAATAGCTTTTCTAGTATCATACTGATTTGCCATTAAAAGAATCCTCCAAGTATGCCACCACCGATAGCACCTACACCAGATCCCATTCCAGGTATCATTCCTGCTAACTCAGCTCCTTGCATTGCACCACCAAGTAAACCTGCACCAGTATTTCTAAATATAGGTTTTGTAGAAGATGTTGTTGTTGGAACATTAGCACCAATAGATCCTAAATATTCTCTAAGTTTGTAATATGGTTTTTGTTGTTCAAAATCAAAACGAGCCATTGCATCTTGTATCTGTGCCATTTCCATCGCTTCTCTAGTTTGACCAACACCAGATAATGCTTGTATATCTTGGTAATCCATAGCTGCAAGATTTGGTGCAATTTGTGTTGCTTGAGCCATACGATCTCGTTCTCTGTTATATTGATCGCCATACACTTGATTTGCAACATTACCTAACTCTTCTGCTAATACACTTTGATTAGCTGCCGAGCCAAGTCTTCCTGCTTTCGAAAATTGTGATTGAACACCAGATGTTACATCTCCTGCAATTTGATCATATAATGCTTTTGAATATTGGTTTGTACTTGGATCAAGATAATCACCTTGTAATATTTTATTTATTTCACTCTGACTAGATGCAAGAAGAGGATTACTTAATGCTCTGTTTGTTGCTAATTGTAAAGCTGCAGTAGTCTCTGGTGCAAAATTTGTATATGTTTGATTTGGATAATAATTTGGTACACCTGATTGAAATAAATTTTGTGCTTGATCGAATGCTTCTGTAACATAAGGTTTAACAAACTCCGATGGCTCTGCACTCGTTGTTGTTGTTACATTTGTTGGACTACTACCTTTTGACATTATAATTCCTTGCTAAATAAATATATTTTTTGTTCATATCCTTTTAATTTTTTTGCCCATCCTTTTCGCCCTGCAACCTCTATTGCTTGACAGTTATTGTATTTGGCAAATTTTTCTATTTCTTGTTGTATTGGCTCAAGCCAATTATTCATGTTGCTACCTCCTGCTAAGAAATAACGACAAATCTTTTTTTGTGGGTATTGTGCAACTTCTGTAATTACTGCACTTTCCACTTTGTTTTCCCAACTAATAAAAAGTTGAAATTTATTTTGTATTAAACCATCTAAAATATCTTGACTTGAGTAACAGTCATCAAGAGCTTTTTTTATTTTTGGCTCAACTTCGTTCCAGATAATATGTAAATCTTCTGGAGGTACTTTTATGATCATCCAATAACAATATATCCAAAGGTCTGATCATTATTTGACGAACTAGCGTGTGTTAATGTTGCTGATCCATCTGCTCTTGCAGAAACATATAAATTAGTTTTTGCTGTGTTTCCATTTGCCGTCGTAGGCATAAATAAAATTATAGAGTTTGCACCTATTCTTCTATCAGTTAAAGTTGTTGTTGTTGCACTTGCTGTTAAAGTTATATTTCCTGTTGAGTTTAATTTTCCATCAAGTGTGTTGTTTACAGTATTTGAAATTAATCGTAAATGCTGTGAACTATCCGGCATTGATACAGGAACTTTTAAATATTGGTTTTGAGCCATTATCTTTTTCCTGTTTCTTTAGCCTCTACATCAATTCCAGATAAAGTTTTAAAGTTTCCTGTCACATTAACTCTAAGACGATGATATCTACTTGTAGATCGCATTGGACAATCACCATTAGATTGCGTACTAACAGCCGATCCTTCTGTAACTGCATCAGCTTGAGAGGACCTGGTAATAGGTGTAACTGTTATTGTTGTATTTGCACTTCCATTAGCATCAACAATCGGTCTAGCATTTAATAATGTACTGTTGCGATTTTTTGCACCTTCAAATTCGGTTGAGTCTACTGTTGCATCTAAACTTGCACCAAGAAACTTTCCAAATTTTTTTGCAGAATTAAATCCACTTAAACCTATAATTCCCTCACCATAAGCATAAGAATCTAAACTATATGGCAACTCGTCTATTGTTCCTAAAATATCAAGTGCCTCTAAAGTAGTAAAAGCCTCTTGCGATGCAGAATTAATAAAATGTAAATCTTGATCACTACCTGTACTCCATCTATCAACTGCATAGTTATAACAAAGTAATTTATTATTAACTGTTCCTGTGCCGGTTGCACCACTTCCTCTATAAGACCAAATAACCATTGAATTATTTGGATCTACTGCACTACAAATCCCTTCAAAGTTGCTTGTTGTATCTGCGAAGAAAAATTCATTAACTTTTCCTATACCTATTGGTGTTAATTGTTGACCACCAGATAATTTATAAAAACCATCTTGAGCCAAAAAGAATATGTCTGATCCAAAAGAAACAACACTTTTAGGAGAAAAAGCTCCAATGTTATCTGCAATTTTATCAAACTGAAAGATAAGTGGAGTTCCAACATAACTCATTCTAAATATTGCTCTCTCCATGAAAACAATACCAAAAGATTCACCACCTACTATTGCCTGTACATTACCATGAGTACCAACAATATCTTGATAACCAGACTGTGTGGTTTGACTTGGAGTCCATTGAGCCGAATTATTTAATCCAGACCATTTAACTCGTTGATTGTAAACTGTTCCAGACTCGGTTGTATATCCTGCAACAACAAAATCTCTAACAACAGCTAAATATTTTGCTTTTAAAGAAACAAGATCACTAAAAGCTGAGTCTACACCCTCTTCAAATTTTTGAATATTATCAGCATGGTTAGTTGCAATTATATTTGATCCAAACTGTGTGAATGCCCAAAAGTCTCTTGAGTTTTCTGTTGTGGAATTACTATAACCACCTGCTTTAGATTTATCTTGAAATACAAGTGAACTATCCATTTGATATAGTTTAGTTGTATCTCCTGCATAATTAGTTGTTCCAGATGCAGAGAAAGAAGTAAATAACCCAACTGGTGTATTGCCTAATCCTGTTCCACTTAAAGCTACAAATCTTGGAAAAGATTTATAACCTTGAGCTAAAGGAATCACATTATTAATCTTTATTGATCCTGTGTTTTGATAAGCAGGTAAATCTGCTTGTAATTGACCAAATTGAATGTCAGCCATTTAGACCACCATTCTAGCAGTCATATTTAAAGGTGCTCCAGATGATCTTCCTCTTTGTGCAGAATTATTTGCAGTCTCTACTGCTTCTTTATATAGCGATGCCCAAACTTGTAGTCTTTCATCGTTCATTAAAAAAGGCTCACTTTCTGCAAGGCAAGAATATAAATAAATATCTGGAAAGTTTGTTAAAATTTCATTTGTTGTATTAACAGCAGACAATCCTGTTGGTCTTTTAAAAAATCCTAATTCTAAAACTTTAGCTGCATCTGGTTGCATTCCTAAATAAATTTTACTACCAATAATAGTGTAATGTGATGGCGTTCCAGATCCTTCACCTGCATTATACACTCGCATAAAATCTGGTGGAGCTAAGAAAGTAAGAAAAGTATAAGGACTTGTTTGATAAGCAACATATCGCATTTCTAAATATCCTGTTGGCAAATCATAACTTTGTGTTCCAGAAACAGTTGTTATTGATGTGTCTATAGTTTCCATTTCTCGTAATCGTAAATCACGAGCTATACGAGATTCTGCTAATTCAATAAATGTGTCTAAATAAGATGTTAAATCTGTTCTGTTTAGATAATTTGCAATCTCTGTTTTTAAATTTGCGTATGAGTCCAAAGCCATTATATTTTTCCATTATAAGTTTTAAAAAATCTATTATCAGGATCATTAAGCCATTTTTTAAATGCCTCTTTGTCTTTTATACCACCTGCTTGGTTCATTATTCCTTTTTGGGCAAGTTGTTGAACAACAACAAGAGGGATAGAGGCAACCTTAGTCATTCCTGCGTGTTTACCAAGTTCACCATGAAACTTTAGTGCATCATTACCTAAATTAGACTCTTTTTTATTCATGTCTATTAAAGGCTCAACATCTTGCACATCTTCAAAGTGATATTTATTTTCACTTTCATCAATGTGCATTCTTGTTTTTAAAGTTGATGCACTATTTGTATCGTCTATCCAAAGTTTTTTTGTCATACCATCTCGGTTGCGTATAAACTGCCACTTGTAGATGCTTCTCTGATAGCTCCAATTTTATCGCCACCACTTACTTTGATAAAAATAACTTCATCTTTTGGTAAATAAGATCCTCCATTAACAGTTGCAGTTGGAGATGATGCAACAACAAAATGACACCCTGCTGTTTTTGAACATAACATTACATAACTCGTGTCTGAACTAAAAGCAGTTGAATTTGCTACTGATGAATCAGTAAAATCAATTTTATGTATTGTTGAAGGTCTGCCATAATATATTCCTGCATTAGCCATAATTACCCCATTCTTCTGATTACAAAAGTTACTTCACACTCACAAGCAGTTGAAGATGCACCATCTGTTATCATTTCTATTGCTTGTCCTTCTGCTACATAATTTGCACTTGAAGGAGTTGCTGAATCAACATCTCCTGCAGCTGAACCAGATTGTGTTACTGTAATGCCACCACCACCGACAGCTACTCCACCTATTTCAAAAGATAGACCTGCATCAGCAGAAGAAATTGCATTTTTAATTGTAGTATAAATTTTAATAATTTTTCCACTATCAGGAGCAGTTACAAAACTACTACCTGCTGTTGAGATAGTTGTAATTTTTCCTGTTAAAAAATAATCGTTTAATGTTCTCATTGTTTTCCTTAATTGTTCCGAGCATAATGCTCTTCAATTAAAAAGGGAGGAACTAATTTCCTCCCCTCATATAAATTTAATTTAAGCTGTTAGAGCAAAAATACCATAGTTGGCAGTTGGAGCTCTTGCAGTTAAAGTGTACTCAGTTAAAAGCATTCTTTTGTCTGAGTCACCAGTTTTAGCAAGTTCTTTAGTTTGGAAAGGTCTAAGATAAGATAGTTCCCACTTATCCATTTCCAAAATGTCAACTCTGTTTTCTTGTTGGTGTCTATTTGGTACGAAAGTTACTTCGCCAAAGTCTGATACATACACATCCACAGCACCGATAACTCTTTTATCAGCAATGTTGTTTGTGTTTGTAGCGATACCATTAAAACCAGAAGCAGTTTGCTTATGAGAAGCAGTCATCATTACACAATCTGGACTTCCACCAAGTTCAAAAGTTTTTTTCAAACCTGCTTTTAGTAAATCTTCTGTGTAAGCTCTTAAAGTTCCATTGGCATTTCTTTTAACAAGACCATCACCATTTAAACCTGCACCAACAGCTCCTGCTGCATTAGCATAAGTAGTGTTGGCTGCAGCTGAATAGTTGTTAGCTGCAGTAGCAGTTCCAGGTATGTTACCTCCATACCAAGTTCCAACTGATCCAAGCTCTCTTGCTGTTCCGGCTGCACCTGCTGTTTTAAAATTTTCTTGACCTACGAGTGTAAACTCCATGTCTCTTTTTAGTTCTTTACCTGCTTTAGCCATTTGGTAAGCAAGTTCATCACCACGACCTGCATTTGTAACTGCTTGATCAGTTCCAGATACACCAATAACTTTTGTAGATATTTGTGTAAAATCTCCTAATCTAGTTGTTGCAACTGTAGCTAAGTTTGCTGCATCATCGCCTTCAATTTGTTTATTGGCAGCTGCGTTAGCCAATCCGTCTGTTTGCCACTCATGATTACTTTGAGAAGCTGATCCTGTACCTGCATTAGACATAAAAGGTGTTTCAGTAGGTGCTATGTTATAAATAACATCTGCTAAATCTTCTCTTATACCAACACGAGTATAGGTTTGTACTGTATTATTAGGTACAGCCATTGTAGTCTCCTATTCGTTAAAGTACATCTCCTTTAACACCGATTGTGCATCTTTGAGATGTCCAGATTTTTTGAGTCTCGACATTCTCTTATCAATATTTTGTTTCACCTCAGAATCTTCTCTAACATTAGATGCGTTAGAAGTGACAACTTTAGAAGTTTTGTTTACTTTGTTATTAGACAATTTTGTTTTTTTCAGTTGATTATATCTGTAAGCATCAGCTAACAATAAAACTGCACGATGATCTACCATCATAGCAATTTCTTGATCAGAATAACCACTCTCTTTAGCAAAATTTGTTAATCGTCTTGTAAACTCTGCACTTTTATTTTTGTCAGCATATTGGGGAAGTTTTTCAGACAAGATTTTTCGTTCATTAGCAATATACTCGTTATATACTTTCTTTTGCTCTTCTTGTTGTTCTTTTTGAATTCTAAGTTGCTCTTGACGAGCAATATTTAAAGACTCTTTTCGTTTATCATCTTCTGCTTTTTTGCGTACATACTCAGCAGGATCTTCACGATAAAGCTCATCCCAATTTACTTTCTCTTCTTGTTGCAAATTATTAGTTAAAATTTCTAATTGTGTTGCATATTGATCACGAGAACTTTTGACTGCGTCAAACTCTTTCTTTAAGTTTTCTTGCATAGATTCAACCTCTTTGCGTTGATTACTTAAATCCATCGTCTTTTTGGTATAGTCTGATTCCCTAGAGTAGCCTTTCATTAACTCATTGAGTGTAACTTTTTGCTTGTTACCATTTATGGTCACATCATAAAGTGTCTCTTCGTTTTTTGATAAGGCTTCTTCGTTATCTACTACTTCTTCACTAACATCTACATCTTCCATTAAGGGATCATCGGTGTCTTCTTTTAGATCGACTTCTCCTTTGTCCGATGTAGGTGTTTCAAGCTCTTCGTTCCTTGCAGTCTCTTCTTTGTTTAGTAGGGTAGCGAATGCTTGAGTTGTTTCTTCTGTATTATAGGTTGGTTTTGAAACAACAGACTCCTCTTGAGGCGTATCTGCCATAATAACTCCTTTTATTGATTAATCTGCTTTGAGGCTAGTTTGCCTGTCTCCATTACAGATTGCAGTTGTACATGAAGGACATTTAACATTCTTTTCATCATGTAAATTTTTTCTCTTCCTTCAGTATCTCTTATCGGTGAGTTTAACCATTCATGGTCTAACTCTGCCGAAACCTTTTGTATAGCTTCAACAAATATAGGATCTTCTAATATTCGTTTTGCTTCATGTCCTCTTTGTATTTCTTTTTCTTTATCCATTATTTATCGTAATCTTCCATGTATTGCTGTTGTGAAGCAGTCATTTGTGGAGGAGTAATAAAAGGATTACCCCCACTAAAACCTGTGTTTGTGTGTGGATTTGCTACACCACCACCAGATTGTGATGTTCCTTGTCCTTCGTTACCTGTATAATTTACAACATTATTATTGTTTGGATTGTTTGGACTAATGACAACATTGCCACCACCAAAATCTTCTCCACTTCCATAACTACCATTAGTTGATCCATCATAATATGGTACTTCTGCTTCATTTGTGGTAGCAGGAGGAGTTAAGAAAACATTAGGCTCTTGGTTTAAATCATAAATAGGATTGTAGTTATCATCATATTGACCTGTAAAATAACCTCTTCTGCGAAGTTCTATATCCATAGCATCTCTTCGCATTTGATTTTGTTCTCCACCAATTAAACCGAATTGCCAAGGCATCCATTGACCACCTAGAGTAACTTGACTTCCTTTACTATCAAGAAAACCTAAAGGACTATTTTTTAACCATCCATCTTTTAAATAATTAATTAATTCTTCATCAGATAAATCTTTCATTGCATCAATAGAATAATATTTTCTTGGCTCTTCTTGATTATCGTCTCTATCTCTATTTTCATCATAAGCTGATTGACCAAATTGTTCTACTGGCTGACATACACCATCAACTAACATGAAACCTGGAGGACAAGGATCAACTGGAGTATCTGGTACAGAAGAATAATCTATTTGTGGATTAGGAAAATCTGCTGTTGGATCTAATGTTCCTGCTTTTTCTTGTTCTGTTCGTATATCATATTTTGGATTACGAAACTTTCCTGCTGAATTAACATTAGGACTTGTTGTTAATTTACCATCCAAAAAATCATTGATAATATTTTGAGCCTGTGTTCCAACCATAAAAGGTGTAAATTTATCAGCCATTAATTCATCCCTTGTTCTAGAATTTTAGAAGCTAATTTCTCTTTTTCTAAACTATTTATGTTTTGTTCTTTGACTACTTGCGTTGCCAATTTTTGTTCATCTAAGTTCATTTTTTGCATTTTAAATTGATTATCAGCTTCTAATTTTCTATTTTTAAAATCTGCATCTGCCATAGCCTTTTGTTTTCTCATTTCGATATCTTGTGCTGCTAATTGCAGAGCCGGATCTGGTTTTTCTTGTTGTGGTTGTTGAGGTGGTTGCTGTGATGGATCATTAAAAAATTGTGATGCATCTTTGTATCCACTATTTTGTAAATAATTTTCTAAAGTATTATAAATTGTTTGTGGAGTTACCATTCCCATCCCACCCATGCCAATTAATTTTTCTTGGACATTTAAAACTTGTTGTAAAACTTCTAGTCGTTGATCTTGGTTTCCTGTTCCTAGTCCAACTTGTGTTGTGCAATCATAGTGATCAGTCCATTGTCGAGGATTCATTGGAATAAATTCGCCTCGTAATTTAACTATTCTCTCTTGATCTTGGTACTCGCATACAACAGCAAGTATATTTTCAAATATATCTCTTACTCCATCAGCGAAGGACCTGGCAATTAATTCAATTCTTTGTGTAGAACTGTTCATCATCTGGTTAACAGACTGTGCTGTGGTATGTGATTTGTTTATTGTATCTGGATTAAGTCCCATTAGTTGATTTGGTACACCAGATCTCTTTTCTTTTAGCTCATCTATTTTTTTCATCATAGATAAACCATCATTTAAGAAGTTTGGAGTCTGTAAAGGAGTGACAGCATTAGGCGATTTAACTCGAACAATGCCACCTGCTCTTGAAGTAAGTAAATCATCTAGGTTTGCTTGACCATCAACAACAACAGTCCTTGCGTTATTCTGAAAATACATATTATCAAGAGTATTTCTCATGATCGTAGTACTCATCATCTGCACATCAGCTAATAAATCGTACATGGATAGACCAAAAAACCTAAAAGGCATTGGTATCGCCACACACATAGCAAAAGGCAGCTTATTTATTTCTTCATTCTCTAAAATAATGTAATTATTATAGCCACTACCTCCAACAATGATCTTTCTTAGCTCGGCAATGCCATCACCATCCATATCAACCTTCATATAGCACTCGGTTATCTGAACAACTCGCTGTGAAGAGTCAATATTAGAGATTTCTAGATCCATTGAGGGATCATCATAGCTGCGTCTTACAATAGCCTCTGTATTATAGACTTGTTCTTCGCTACTAGGCAGACTTTCAACATCTTTTTTATTGAAACCCATGTCAATTAACTCGGAAACTGTTTTAGCAACTCGGTGTGCGATGAAATTGCAATCTTTTAAAGTTTTTGCTCTAGCTGATACCAGGATTTCTTCTGGTGGCACAGGATCTATCTGGCATCTGCCATATTCCTTTGTGCGTCTAAGCTCTACATCATAAAAAGTACCATCCTCTTCGGATATTTCTTCCACACTAAGCAATTCTATCTCATCATCTATTAATAATGTTTGATATTGCGTCTCATCTAAGTGCTTGTAAGACTCTTTTTTCTGTTTTTTTGACTTCTTCCAATAAACTTTGCAAAAACCATTCTTTTGAAGGAGTGCAGTCTTAAACATGGAGTGCAAAATATTAAAACCTTCATTGTCTCTATTAAAAATAAAGTTGCAGTAGTCGGTTATTTGCTCTGCATAAGGCACATCTTCTGGTTGTTGGGGATCAAAGTTAACCATTTTGTTTGATTGCGTAAACATACGCATTAAACTAGGCAACATAGACTCAACAACTTCTAATATGTCTTGTGATACTACACTTGATCTACCTTCTACTTCATTACCAAGAGGCTCACCAAGATAATACTTGAGTGCTTCTTTGCGTTGCGTAGATAAATCACTTGAATAAAAGCCAAGAGAACTTTGTATCTCCTGTGATATTTGTGATAGTAGCTTTGTTTTTGTTAATTTTGCCATTCGTTAAATAATTCCTGCATTGTTATATTTTAATTTTGTAGTCCATTCGGTACTCTGCTGATTGCCCACAGCAAAATATCTAAAACTATCGGCTGCGTGACTTGTCCAGTTATGTTCTGGTTTATTTTTAAGCTCTCCTCGTTCTGATGTAGCCCATCTATATTGCCTTAAAGCATCTAGACCATGTTTGCATTTATCGTGATCAAACCAACATCTGCTTAAAATCATTCTAACTGCGTTAATACCATCCTCAATAGAGAGTTTGGGAACAATGGAAGTTCGCATACCTAAAGACTGTGCTGTCTCTACTCGGCTAACTCCAGTCCCAAGCTCTCTTACTTGAGCATCGTGTGGGAGGAAGTGTGTATTGTAAATATATTTTTTCTCATCCAAGACAGTTGCATAGAATTCTAAACTCTCGCCACTATCCTCATAATAATCAATTATGTGGAATGCTGATCCTACTTGTTGAACAAACCATATAGCAGTTTTATCTGCCATTCCTAAATCCCAGAAAGTTGAAACCTTAACATCTGTTTGATATGGGACTTTTGTAATTCTTTTTTCTTCGTCGGCTTTTGTTAAGCCTTTTGCATAGATAGATCCTATTGCAGCTGAATCAAACGAGCATTCAAATTCTGCCTCATAGACCTCTTCCGGCATTAAGGCTCTAGCTTCATTAAGCTCTAACTCGGATATAATGTTTGTATCCGATGCTTTAAATGTTTCAGCATACCAATCATCATTATGACTGGCATAATCATAAAGATCAAAAAAGGCATTGTGTCCTTGAGGAGTGCCAATAGCGATCATCCCCCCAGTTAAAAAATTTTTTTTTTGTCCAAGTTCATACCTATCGACCAATGCCGGTCTAACTACTTCATTCCACAGCGAGGGAGGGAATTGACTTACCTCATCCATCACGCAAAAATCTATGGCCAGTCCTCTTAGGCTATTTGGTCTCTCAGTACCAAGCAGCTGAATCCTTCCTCCATTTGGAAGATCGCATCTAAGCTCTGTTTCATGGTACTCGGTGTTTGGTATAACCTTTGTATATTCTTTTACATAATCCCAAGCAGTTCTTTTTGCCATGCTGTAAGTTGGTGCTATGTAATAATATCGTGGTCTTGGCAGAGGATTAATCATGCAGTGTTTAATTAGCTCATTAATACACAGCACAGTTTTTCCAAACCTGCGATGACAGACCAAGACATTAAATCTTTTTAATTTTTTATGAACAGCCTTTTGATGTTCTCTAGGCTTGTAGGGTATAACAATTTTCAAACATCCTTACTTTCTTGCTCTAAGAAATCTTTCATGCGTGAAACATCATTGCCTTTAACAATGCCTCTTCCAGATGATTCTGGTAGGGTAGGCTTTTCGCTTAATGCCATAACTAATTCTTTAAAAGGATCGTTGGTCTGTTTAGATTTTCTTTTTTTTGTTTTAGTTTTTTTAATCATAAAAAGCCTCGTAGGAAATTCATCTGTCTTAAAATCAGTCCCCATGTTCACTGCATCAAGCCTGTGGGGTTATTTTATTATTTGTTCTGGTATTGTTCTACATGAACAAAACAGGAACAAAAGGAATACCAATCCCAATGGCTTTCTTTTGGCAGAAGTCTGCCATTAATCAGCAGTCTGGATTAAATATGGAGTAATAATATTATTTTTTAGTTAGTTTGTTCTATTTTTGTTCTAAATTCTTTTGCTCACGAGAGTTTCTGTGTCAATTAAAACAAATCTCTTAATCTATTTAATTAAATCAACAACTTAACTAAACACCACTCCCTTATCATTCCTTATCTACCACCCATTAACCTATTGTATAAGCATATATTGGCTAGTAATTAGTCCTTATCTGACTCCCATTTAATCTCTATTGCTTTATCTCCACCAGATACTTCCATCTGTGTCTTATCTCCATAGACTTTAGGAAAGAGTTTCTGTGCCTTCCATTGTCTGTGCTTTATTAATTCACTTACTGCTTTAACCTCAGATATATCTGCTTTCTTTTCCCTCGACCTTGATACTGTTTGCATAGCAATAGTCTCAACATCACCGATAGACCATTCAATACCATCTTGCTTGGCAAGTGCGTACTGCTGTCTTAATCCATCTTTAGTTAATAACCAGTTACGAAATGTTGCCCAACTTATTCCCTCGTCAACTACTGCATTTCTTATTGGCTCACCTTTGGCCAGTCGTTCTAATATCTTCTTAATTAGAGTCTTGCTGTACTTTGTCGGTCTGCCCTTTTTTATTTCTTCCATTTAATTTTGCTTTGTCTCCTGTAAAGTCTTCCCATCGTTGTAATATAACATCACAAAACTTAGGATCTAATTCTATTGTGTTACAAATTCTATTATTCTTTTCTGCAGCTATGAGTGTTGAACCACTTCCACCAAAGGAATCATATACCAGGTCCTCTTCTTTACTACTGTTTCTTAAAGCCTCTTCTATTAATGCAATAGGCTTTTGAGTCGGATGCTTATAAGATGATTGAGAGTCTCTTGATACATTCCAAACAGTTGATTTAGTTCTATCACCATAAAAGGAGTGCTTTCCTTTACCTTCTTTCCAACCATATAATATTGGTTCATGTTGACACCTATAATCTTGCCAACCCATTCCGGCTGATTGCTTAACCCAAATAATAGTCGATGACTTCTTAAAATATTTATCAAAGATAACTTCAAAACTTATTTTAGCATCTGATTTACTATCACCATGACAAACATAGAGTGAGCCTAATGGTTTTAAATACTCATGAGCTAAACTAAAAGTGTCATTTAAAAATAACATAAAGGAATCATTATCCATATTGTCATTTTTAATTGTCCCTAATTCATTCTTGCCACGACCAGAGTAATTAACATTATAAGGAGGATCAGTGAAGATCATATCTATCTTCATGTCACCCATTAGCTTTGCAACATCCTCTTTTATTGTTGCATCACCACATAATAATTTGTGTCTGCCAAGTTGCCATAAGTCACCATGCTGAGTCCTAGTCTCAATAGTATCTGGTATCTCATCATCGCCAATATTACCTTGTTCGGTTTCTAAATATTGGTTTAACAGCTGCGTTACTTCTTTGTCACCAAAACCTGTTAAGTCTAAGTTAATATCATAATCAGTTAAGTCTTTTATCTCTAAAGATAATAACTCTTGATCCCAATCAGTCTCTTCACCTGTTCTATTATCAGCTAGTCTATATGCTTTGACTTGAGCCTCAGTTAAATTTTCGGCAATATGAACTGGTACTTCTTTTAAGCCTAACTTTTGTGCAGCTTTAAGTCTTGTATGACCAACAATTATAATTTCTTTAGTGTCCACAACTATTGGTTGTCTCCAACCAAACTCATTTAAACTTCCGGCAACCTTATCGATTGCTTGTTGAGGTATCTTTCGAGCATTGCGAACATAGGCTATTGGTCTATCAATAGACCACATTTCTATCTTCATTTAATGATATGTTATTGTTTTGCCTGTCTGTGCGTAATCTGTATATTCTGGTGTACTTTTAAATGTATCAGCAAAGCTCAATGCCTCTTGCTCTGAGTCGAACTTAAATCTAATAATAATTTCTGACTGATCTGTGTCTGGATTTTTAACCATAAACATAGTGCAGTTAATATCTTCTAGTAATTCTTTCATTTAATAAAAATCTTATATCGGTTGCTGTTAAATAATGTTTATGTTTACTAATGTCTAAATACATTTTTATAATTTCAGATGGTTGCCAATTAGCATAAGAACAAATAAGATTAAAATCTTTGCTCTTTAACCAATCTTTTGCTTCTACTTCATATTTGGCATTTAACCTGGAGGATATTTCAAATTTACCCAATGCATCAGTTAAACCCTGCAACAGAACAGCTCTAAAGAGTTGTTGTTCTGGCATAAAAATAGTCGTATTTTATGTGATTATATATATCTTTATAGATTTACGATTCATTTGTTAATAGCAACAAAACATCAACTAATATCAAAATGCAAAATTAATTTATCAAGAGCCTCTCTTAACTCATCCATTCTTTTTTTTGCCGGTGTATTATTAATAATAACTAACCATAATATATTAGATAATTTACCTAACTCTTTATTAATAAATCTAAATTCATCTAAAGCTGCAAGATTATTAACAGCATAATCTTCTTTAGTACCATGACCTAAATTTTCTTTTAAACTAGAAGTAATTCTTTGTTGTATTCCTGCACGATTAAATACTTTCTCAAAGCCTTGTCCTGCCCAATATCGTTTGCTGTTATGTTCTTTATTAAAAGGATCTAATAAATCTCTGGCATAATAGTTATCTAATACTGATTTGTGTTCTTTCTCTAAGTGTCTATCCTGTCCATAAGCTACAAGTCTAAGCCTAGATCCATCAACTTTTCTAACAAAAGTATTTGTTTTATCATCTCTAATTAATTCCTGTCCACCAAGATCAATAGTATGTTTATCTTTTTTCTTTTTTTTAGATGCCACAAATACCTTCACATTCCTCATCAAACATATCTAATTGATCTTTGTTAGGATCAAACTCAACTTTATCTAATGGTTGTAAACTTCTATGAGTGTACAGTTTTACATCAAAAGGATATTTTAAAGACTCAGCTTCCCTAACAGCATAATCAATCTCAACAGCTTTAGCAAAATCATCTGGTCTATTTTTTTTCATATCAATCCAAGTTTTATTGTCGTGATATGGGCAATTAATACAGGCAGATTTTTTAGGAATAGGTAAATTATTTTCTTTTATCCAATTAAGACAATCATTTCTGTTTAAGTTTTTTTCAATTAAAGGATAATAATTATTTATCCAAACATCTCTGTTTCTTCTTGTTCTTTGTATTTCATCCATAGAAATACCTATCCATTGATCTACTAATATTTCTTTTCCTGCTCTTTGACCTTTTTTTAAACCTAATAATTCTCTTATTTTTTTCCTAATTGGTTGTATTTTAAAATCATTTGTGCATTGCCTACGAATAAAACCTTTTTCCATATACATTGGAAAACCACTATATCTTGAAGTGTTGCCTTTAGTAGCTTCCATAGTGTGAGTATAAATATTTTCATGGCTATCTTTAAAATCTGCTTTAACAGTATAAAAACCTATACCATTATCTTTGGCTATTTTTTCACATCTTTTAACTTGGTCATAAACATAATCTGGCTCAAAACCAGTATCAGCAAATATACAATGATCTACTTTATTTAAAAAACCATTTACTGACATTAAAAACATTGATGTTGATTGCACACCTGCACCAAATGATAAAACTTGCAGTCTTTCTACCATGCCTTAAATTCTTCTTCTGTTATTAAATTTTCTTTTCTCATCTGACGCACCATATCGTCAGAAATTGATGTACTTCTGATGCCTTTTTTTACAAAACCGACATAATCTTTGTGTGATTTTTTTGGTTGAACACCAAAATTATTTGTTTCTTTTTTACTTGGCAGTTCCTCTTCCCACCTTGAGTGATTTAACCAAGTGCTAAAGTGTGGAATAAATTTTGGATCATCTGATTGCGAACATAAAGCATTATATTTTTCTATTAATGTGTCTGGCTTAATGTCTTTTGCAAACTTTAACCAAGAGGAGTAAGCAACAGTTTTAGAGCCTCTTTTAATTGATAATTTACTCCATATATAGTTATAAGATTCAGAATCAGAATCAGAAGGTTTGCTAGAGGTTTGCTTGGCTTTTGCTAGACCACCTTTTTTCCCAGATTCCTGCCTTAATTTAACAATTTCAATCTTATCTTCCCTTGATTTTTTCTGTCTAAGCTGATGATAACGACCATCAATCAGTGTTAATTTTGCATTAATCACCCACATTAAATCTTCCTTTTGATGCTGTGTTACATCTGGATTATCAGTTGGATCACAAACCATGCGATAAATAATATTAAAGTCATTAGGTAAGCCTCGACCATTTAAGCTGCCAAGCTGAGTATATAATCGAATATATAATCCCTCTTGTTGTGCTGTCATTCCAGAGCAACCCATTCGCCAATCAGCAAAATAAAAATCCTGGTAAGGAAAAGATATATTATCACTCATAAAGCCTCCCTATTGCCTGTCCTATATAAAATGGTATTTGAGGAACAATAGCATTGCCTAGTCCCTTAATTCTTTTTACTCTATCTTTGTCCAATTCTGTGGAAAGCCCATTAGGTGTTCCACAAAGTTCGGATTCAATTTCCCACCAATTTGTCTGGCTTGAGCCTCTAAAGATTTCGAAGCTTGAGAGTTTCCTTTGAGTCTGTATTTTTGTTCCGATGTTGTTGGAGTTGGATAAAGTCTCGGCTCTAGAATCTGATCGGTCAATCTCACTTGTATTGCGTGACCACTCGGTCTTAGCAAAGGTTGGTTCTTGTCGAGGCATCTTCTGATCCCCTTGATGTTTGTCCCCCCTGCTGATCCATCTGGAGTTCGCCACAATCCAAATGCGTTCCCTTTCATGTTTTGCACCGATGCTTTGAGCTGAAATAATAAAGCACCTCGTGGAGTAGTTCGCACTCTCCAGGTCCTCAAGTATGGTGTCGAGATACATCCTAACAATTCCACTAACATTTTCTCCAATGAACCAAGTAGGTTTGGACTCTTTGATAATTCTAAAAGTTTCTTTCCAGAGATTTCTGTTGTCATCTTTTCCTTTTTGTCTTCCTGCAACAGAAAATGGCTGACAAGGAAAACCAGATGTAATTATAAATGGATTAATTTTTTCTTTTGTCGGACTAAATTCTCTTATGTCGCTGTATATTGGTATGTCTGGGAAATTTTTATTTAATACTTTCTGGCAATAAGAATCAATTTCACAAAAGGCTGATGTTTTAAAATAACCTGTGTTTTGTAAGCCTAAAGCGAATCCACCTATACCAGAACATAAATCTAAATGGCTATGCACAGGGCAGAGCCTTTAAAATAACAAAGGATCTGGCTGAATATGGTCGTTTTTGTATGTATTGTTTGTCTATTAATGTATCAATCATCCTAAAAACATTGCTCGGAGTCTGATAATTTAGTCCTTTTGCTATCTCACGAAAGCTAGGAGTTTTATTATTTTTTTGCTGATAATCTTGAATAAATTTTAAAACTTTTATCTGTTTTTTTGACAGATTTTGGCTATATTCCACAGTTTTTTTACAAATTGTGCATTTTATAATCATAATAGACAAATAATAATAAAAATTGTCTTTGTCAAATAAACTTTACTTTGTAAATTTTGATGTATAAATATTTATTTTTATATGCTTTGACATAAAGTCAAAGACAGGTAGGTTATTTATAGAAACCTACACTAGAATGAGGTAGGTTGCTATGCAAATGAAACTTTTAGGTCAACAAAAACACTTAGATAATCTTAAAATGGTTATTGATCAGAGTGGGCAAAATGCTCGTTCATTGGCTTTAATGACAGCAGAGAAACCAAATGGATTTGGTAAAATGTCTCACCAAACAATTTATTCAATTATAAAAGGTGATACAGATATTAAATTTTCTCAGCTTCAAGAGTTTTCAAGAATTTTAAATGTTAAAATAAATAAACTTATTTCTGATGACATTCCTAAAATAGAAATTATACAATATTTTAATAGAGAAAATAGTCATTTTGTACCAAGACAATACGATCAACCAATAGAATTAATTTATTCTTTAAAAGATTTATATATGCCTTCATCTTATAAAGCTATGTATTGGGATGCCGATGGTTTTAAAAAAGTACCTTCTTTTTCTATTATAGATATGGAACATAAAGATTGGGTAAAAGATAAAACAAAAAAAGAAGCTTTATTATATGTTGATGCAATTATGCAATGTTCTAAAGACCAACAGTTTTATTATGGTCATGTATTAGATTTTAATAAAAATGGTACTGCTGTTTTTCAATGGTGGAAAGGTACATTTATGAACAAAGATAAAATCGAATTTACAGAACAAGGCGAAAAAGTTACTTATAAAAACATGATGATAAATAAATGGGAAAAAAGAGATAATTGTGAATATGATGCTATCTATCCACAAATATCTAATATTTCTTTATTTGAAACTGACTATAAAGTCGAACAAATTTCCTTATAACTTTACTTTGTCAAGTTAGCTTGACAACTCCAAATTAATCTTTAATAATCCAAATTGTCTTAGATTGCTCCTAAGACATAAAAGGTCTGTCTGGGTGGGATTGGATAAGCTGATCCCACCTTAAATCAGACAAGGAGTTTTAATGATTAAAAATTTTTTTAAACTTAAATCAAAAAATCAAATTATCAAACCTGCTGTAAAACCATTTAATGAAAAACAGCATAAACATATTTGGTTTGGTATCAAAGTAGCAACAGAAAAAGATAGTCCTAATAATTTTAAAAAGTTTCATTGATAAAACAATGAATATGGTGGGTGTGTTAAAATTTGTTAATTTTCTCCTCCGAATAAATAAAGCACCCACCTACAAATATATCAAAGTTTATTGGGAGGCAGAGGAACACATAATAAAGGTTAAGAATGCCGACGATTGAATACATAGTAAATAAGAAAAAAGTACCTGGAGTAACAACAATATTATCTCGTTTTAAATTAAGCACTCCTTTAATAATTTGGGCAAATCGATTAGGTTTAGAAGGTAAAGATTATTTTAAAGAATTAAATAAAGCAGGTGATATAGGAACAGAACTTCACAACCTTGCAGAATTACATATTAAAAATGAACATTACGATTTACCAGAAGATGAGACAGTTAAAAATTGTTTTAATCAATTTTTAGATTGGTGGGATAAATCTAACTATCAAGTTACATGGACTGAAAAACCTTATGCTAGTAAAAAATTATTTTATGGTGGGTGTCCAGACTTGCTTGTTAATGGCAACACCTTAATTGATTTTAAAACAAGCAAAGGAATATATTTAGATTATCTTATTCAATTATCAGCCTATGCAGCTTTAATAAAAGAAGTTGATGGCATTGAAATAGAACAAGCAATTATAGTTAGGTTTCCAAAAGATAACGACACAACAGAATTTGCAACATTTTCTAAAGCAGATTTAAAAGCTGCATTTAAACAGTTTAAACTTTTTAGAAAAGCATTCGATATAGACAAAGACCTTAATAAATTAATGAGGAAAAAAAATGGATGAGGAAAAAATAAGTCCTAAAACTTTAAAGGAGTCACTTACTTTCTTTCAAGATTTAAATATTAAAGCTACTAAAAGTGCTGTTAATCCACATTTTAAAAGTAAATATTCAGATTTAACAAGTGTTATTAATGCAGTAAATCATGGTGCAGAATTTGGTTTATCCTTTTCACAATCAATAGAATATAAAAATATTATAGTTGATAGAGTGCAAGTAAAAGAAGATTCAGAATTAAAGTACCAAGAAATACATAAAGATATTTATGTAACAACAACAGTTTATCACAATATAGATAAAGAAATTTTAACTTGTTGCGTTCCAGTTTTAATAAATGGAAACGATAAAGATAACCCACAGAAAATGGGATCAGCTATTACTTATGCAAAACGATATGGATTACAATCCTTATATGGTTTGGCAAGTGATGATGATGCTAATGCAGCATCCGAAGTAAAACAGACCAATAAAAAAAGGCACATAGTATGAGTGAAGAAAAAAAATTAGTTGAAGGATTATATCCCAAAGAAGGAAAAGTTGATTTTGTTAAATGTCAGCTATCAATAAAAAAAGATCAATTTACTAATTGGTACAAAAAGAAATTAGAAAACAAAGATGAGGAGTGGATTAATATTGATGTTTTAGTTTCAAAGCAAGGCAAGTGGTATTGTGCTGAAAATAATTTTAAACCTAAAGCCAATGCTCAAGCAGAGGGAGAGGATATTCCTTTTTAATGTTTACTCCAGACGAAGTTAGAACATTAAAATACATTGCTAATAAATATAATTTAGTTGAAACTAGATTTATTCTTAAAGGTGGTATGCACGATATTGCCGAGCAAATATGTTTCAAGCATGGTCTCACTCTCGAAAATTTAAAATCTAAAGAGAGAACAAGAGACCATGTGATTGCTAGAATTGAATTTACTAAAAGATGTATAAAAGAACTTAACAAATCTTTAAGTGCTGTTGGTAAATTTTTAGACAAAGATCATACAACAGTCCTTTATTACTCAAAAAAAAATTATGCCGACTAAACATTTTAAAATATTTAATGATTTCTGGTTGCCGGAATTAACTCTTGTACAAACTTGGCAATGCTTTGAATGTAATAGTTGGGAAGGAACAGACATACATCACATATCTTCAAGAGGTATGGGAGGTAGCAAGTTTAAAGATTATATTGAAAACTTAACCTGCCTTTGCAGAAAATGTCATGATCGTTGTCATAAAGATAAAGATTATAATATCAGAGTTAGAGCAACCACACTTAGATTAATAGCAGACAAATTAGAGGAAGAATTATGAACGACAAAGGAATAAATAAATATGATCCTCATATAGTTGCCAACACTAAATATGAGGCAATTATTAATCATCGCAAAGCAAAAAGAATGTTTAACTCTTTGACTAGAATTAAAGAGGAAAAAATTAAAACTAAATATTTACATTATCGTTTTTTAACTAATGAAAAACATAGTGTTGAAGATGCTAAAGCTAAAGCATTTATTGATAAAGAAGTTACTGAGATTAACCCAAAGCTGCAACAAGCAGAAGAGTTAATGGATGAGGCTTATGCTGAATTAGAACGAGTAACTGAAAAAATAGAACAAATGAGAGACCATAACGCAACAGCAAGAGCAGAAATGAAACTTGGAGGTCTTACACCATGAATTATTATAAAAGAAATATTGGCAGATTATGGCAAGGCAAAGCAACTTTAAAAGATTATGAAATAGAAAAAGCTATAAAAAAAGGTGGTGCTATTTTGACATTATTAGAAAATAATGAGAAAATGTTTTTAAATGTTGAGCAATTAGAGTCAGCTTTATTAACAAAAACAAAACAAATTAAACCTCCAAGATTTAAAGGCGAACCACCATTTAGGTTATGTAATGTTTTTTGGAAACAAAAAGAAAATACAAATCAGTTGGAGTTGTTAAATGAGTAAAAAAATTATTGATGTAATACAAATAGACTCTGGTGGCGATAATCCCAAATCTGGATTGTTTGAACAACCATTATGGCAGTTGCATTTTGAAGATGATAGTACCAGAATTTTAGGTAAAGTTAAAATGGAAGAATATTTATCAAAGGCTTTTGATAAAATGGTTCATCATTTTAAAAAGAAATTTTTTACAATGAAAGATGATAAAAAAATAACTTTTTGGAATGTAATATTAATTGATTATGAGGATGTATCTTTAAGTCCAAGTCAATTTAGAGATAAATTATATCTAGGTCACCAAAGAAAAGATGAGGAAAAATATAAAGAATTAGAGGCAAAATTGCAGGAAAAAAAAGCACCACAAAATGCAGCTTTATTTCATCCACCATCCACAACAACTCAAACTGAGAGGGAAGAACTTGATGAATTTCGCAAGAAAGTCATAGAAGAGGCTAAGAATGAAGATGAAAATTCCCATATTTTACAAGGAAAATATTAAATGACTCGACTCCACAATATAAAACATCTATCTGAACGACTTGAGATTCACTACAAAACTTGTTTAAGAAATCTCAAAGAATTAAAGTCCAAATTTCCCAATGAAGATGCCTTGAATACTTATGTCGGTAGGCAACAAAGGTTTACCGATAAACATATAGAAAGGATTATAGAACTATGCTCAAGGCAAGAAGAAGACCAGATGTAAAAAGTAATATTTATTATATAAATGGAACTTTTAACTATGAAGGACAGACTAAGGTTATTAAAAATATTAGTGCTAAAACTGATAAATTAGGCGAGGCTAATAAATTTATATATCACTTAATAGAACGATTAAAAAAAGATATTAATTGCACAAAGTCATATAAATTTAAAGGCATAGCCGAAGAAAAAAAACAAGATGTAGATAAACCACCATCTATTAAAACAATAAAATTAATAGATAAAGTAGTTACTTATCTAGGCAGCTATGATGTTCGACACATAACAAACAAACTAATAAAAGAAAAAGCCTTTGAGTGTTATCCAATGGAAGAATATTTAAAAAATTCTGCTTATTCTGATTTATCTGAATCTGAGAAAAAACAAAAGTCGGCCAGATTTAATACTATAAATAGAAGTTTTATATGTCCTGCATCATTAGTTATTAATTATGCAAACCAATTAGGCAAGAGTCATAAAATGGTAATTTCTAGATTAAAATTAATTGAGAGAGATCCAATATATTTTACTCCAGAAGAAGTTGATAGATGTATGAAAACAACAAGTATGTTTCAAATAAAGTTGTTAATGATGTTTTGCATATATACTGGTGCTAGACTTCAAGAAGCTTTAAATTGCAAATGGGAACATATTAATTTTAATAACGATGAAATTAAATTGTGGGAAGGTAAAGGCGATAAAAGTAGAACTGTAACTATCCATAAAAATTTAAAAGAATGGCTTAATAAAGTTAATGATCGAGGTCGCTATGTTTTTATCTGGAGAAAAGCATGGAGTAATAAAAAAGATGGCGAGGGGTTATATTTTAATTGGAGAGATATGCTAAGACAAGCTGATATTAGTTTTGAAAAAACTCCTCACAAATGTAGGCACACTTTTGCAACATGGCTTAGAGCCTATGCAGGTTGTGATACTGAGGATTTGAAAGATATTGGTGGGTGGAAAAATAGTAAGAGTGTGGCTGTTTATTCTCATATAATGCCACAAACTATGCCTAAAAAAATTAATTTATTACCTTAATTTTTGCACCAGATTCCCCCCAGATTGATTTTTGCAAAAAATAATGGCTGAAAACTGCGATAAAATAATGGTTTTTTCTTCTTGCAAACCATTGGTAATGATGCAGAATAGGGAACATAAGGTAACAATTTGGGAAATTTGGCAACTTTATGGGACTATGGGGAGCATTAAGGATTAATAAGGAAGATAAAAGACCCCCAAAATGCACCCCAGATTTTCCCCAGATTGATATCCTTATAGAAAAGGAAACTTTATGAGAAAATTAAATGCAAAATTACTTTACCCTTTTATGAAAATAACAGGTTTTATGTTCTCTAAGGATTACAGATGGGGAACAACTTTATTTCACAGAATTGTTTACAGATATGTAGATACTGTGGGTGCTAATTGGAATGCACATAGAGATTTTTTACAAAATTTGTGTGACCAAGAAATTAAAGAACTTAATAAAAAAGTTCAACAATCAAGAGGTATATAATGTTTACTGAAACAATGAAAGAGGGCAAAAATAAATATAAAATTATATTTACTAAGTCCCAAAAGGTAACTCTTGTTGAGAAGGGTGTTTTAAAACATTATATTAAATTAACTTTTTTAGATGGTAGTACAGCAGTTTATGACAATGAATTTAATGTTGTAATGTCTAGTTATATGGAGGAAAAAAATGGGTACTAGAGCAGTTTATACTTTTAAAGATAATGATAGCGAATTTCATGTTTACAAACATTATGATGGTCACCCAGATAATGTTAACGAATATATGGAAAGAGCAAAAGAGTATGCTTGGAGATTGCCACGATTTGAGGCTGATGAGTTTGCGTGTGCTTTTATTAAAGCAAATAAAGATTCTGAAGGCGATGTTAGATTAACTAATCATTGGAAAAATCATGGAGATTTATCTTATAGATATGAAATTACTTTAGATAATAATGATAAATTAAATATTAAAACTTTTGAGTGTTAATGGAATATAAATATAATGATGGTGGTCGCTACTACACAGATTTTAGAAATAAAAAAAGTGTAAGCGACTGCGTAGTTAGGTCTATTGCCATAGCAACAAAGCAACCATATTTAGTTGTCTGGAACGATTTATTTGAATTAGGTAGGGACATTGGTTTTATGCCTAACCTTCCTCAATGCTACAGTGTTTACTTAAAAAAACATGGTTTTATTAAAAGAAAAACACCAAGATTTGAAAATCAAAAAATAAGATTGATGGAATGGAGTCATGATTTAGCTTTAGTTCACACAACTAGACATTTAACCTGCGTTATAGATAATTGTGTTTATGATACAGGAGATCCAAGACTATGGTGTGTAAATAGTTATTATTCTAAAAATGATTAAATATTATCGATTATCCATTTCTTTAGTTCAGAACGAGACAGTAGTTCGGTTATAAAATTGCCATACGAATTGACTACTGTCTCTTCTTCTTTGTCTTTTAATAAATATTGATAAAATCCTACATGAAGAAATTCATGGATAACTACATTAACTGCATCCCTACCACCTCGTTCAATAATACCTTCATCTAAAAAGATTTTATAAGGTGGTTTGCCTAAAAAAACTCCTTGAGCCTCGCCTACTTCATAACTAACTTCATGAGGAATAGTTACTAACTCAATAGTAAAAGCACCAATGGTAACTTCTTTAGGCAGTTTTATTTTCATTTAGTATCTAGGTTTTCTTGGTTTCTTTTTTTGCATTTTTTTTTCCTTTTTTTTAATAATAAATGGTGTGTCGGTACATTTACCAATGATAAATGCACCAGATAACACTTCTACAATTCTATTTAGTTCTTCTTTAGATTGCACCGATTACTACGATTACGATTATTGCAACAATAGCTGCCTTAATCCAATCTTTCATTGACCACTCCGACCACTCTTTTAAATGATCCCATAAGTCTCTAATTAAGTTCATAGTTCCTCCTATTTTTTAAAAAATTTACTTGCACCTTTTATTCCAAATGATGCACTAACAATTACACCTAAAGTATATTTGTACCAATCTGGAGTTTGTTGTAATGCTGTAAAACCTCTTTCAACATATTCAACAGTAAAAGGAATAAAACAAAGCAATAAAGGTATAGAAAAAAGTATTGTTAAATATTCATCTTTCCAAGATCCTTCAGCTTGTTTAATTGCTTGTATATCCCACTCTACTTCGCCAGAAATTTGCTTGTTTAATAATTCAGTTTCAGCTTTTATTTTTGTTAATTTTTGTTCAGACTTTAATCGTTTACTTTCTATTACACCTTTAACAACATCTCCTCCTAAATTTAAAAGAGGTTTAATTAATAGATTTAACATAAAACACCTTTAATTTGATGATAGTAAATATATAGATTGCAGAATTCTATTACGACTAATGCAGTAAATAGTGTTGTTATAATTATCTTCATTTTATACTCTCCAATATCTCGCATAATGCCGAAACTCTGTTAGTGGCTTGATTTCGATACCACAGGCTGTTTTTTAGCTCAGATGATGCATCAGTCCACCGACCTTCGTTAAGGTGTCCTATGGTCAATTTAAAGGCTGAAAATCCTTTAGCACCCAAAACAAAACAACATTCAATCGCTATTTCCTTTGCTTTTGAATGTAATTTATCAAAATCGGTTACTCGCTTTGCACCATCAACTGCTTTGTTAAAATCTTCTAAAAAAGTCTGTTCTAATTCTTCTTTTGAATATTTTGTTCCTTCAACAAATTTATCTGTTGCAGTTATAAGATGACCATATCCTATTGTTTTTTTTCCTAAACTATCCAGGTATATTGTATCTCGATATCCTTCGTGAATTTTTATTCGTTCTTTAAGTTCTTCAAATTCCATAAATCCTCTTTCTTTCGTATTTCTTCTTTTAATTTTTCTAAATACAAACAAGCATCCATCAACTCTTCTTGCGTGTCTAATATCCACTCATTTAAAGTTTTATCAGCTTGATCCATTGTATTACCAAACTTTTTTATTCCAGACTCACTCCTAGCTGCCATTCGGTTTATAACTTTTTGAACTAAAGGATCGTTAGTGTTCATAATTTACCTGTCCACTTTCCATCTACTATTGGCATACTGTGAATAGTTGGGGAACTATCAGTTATACTTGCAACACTTATAATAGGTCGCTTAATAAAGTTTTTGCCATACTTAAAAGCCTCATGTTTTGGATTTATACTGCATCCAGTACATAAAGAAAAATTTAAGGCTGTGGGTGATGACCAATATTCAATAGACGATTTAGTATGTTGGTGACCTGTCACTAGACTCATACCTAATTCTTTCGAGCTACTCAATACATTTGTTTTAAAATTATGTGTAAAAAAGACCGGATTTTTATTAGGAAGATTCATGACTATTTTATCATGCCAAGTCCATTTCCACTTTTTATTTATTTCTAAAATGTCATTTATATCTCTAAGAAAAGAGTTTGGTATTAAAGATTTTTCTGCAAGTCTTTGAATTCTAATATCGTGGTTGCCATTTAATATTTTAAGAGGACCTGGAAATATTTTATGTAACTTTTGGATGCACTTTATTGCATCTTTTATTTCGTATTTAATGTTTGGTAGTTCTGCACTATGTAAATGCTGACTTATTGCGTGAAAATCAACTAGATCTCCAATGTGAACAACCATAGTTGGTTTTACTTTTTCTTTGATTTTTTTAATCCAATCAAAATATTGTGGTATTTGATAAGGAAAATGAGTATCACTCAATATAAGTATAGATTTTGTATTCATACTATCCTGCTGTTGTAGCTTAGTGGTAAAGCACTTGCTTGGTAAGTAAGAGATCGAGGTTTCGATTACCTCCAACAGCACCACTAATCTAATAGTTTAAAGAATGTATAAATTGCTCCTAAAACTGATCCTATAAAAATGGCTGTGCGTATTGCACCTTTGCCTGTTGCCATTTCTTGTTTTAATTTCATTACTTCACTTCGGTTTTCTTTTACCTCAGATTTAATTTCATCTAAGGTTTTACAAATTTGTAAATATTGATTTTCCCACTCACTCATTATGCAGCTGTGTTGTTCATTGTGGTTAATGGAAAGGAATTAAAAGGAATACAATAAGCATCTGTAATAACTCTATTTTTATATTCTTGTTCTTTATTATCGTATGCTTTCATATATTCCTTTTTTGCTGTCAAACATTCTTGTTCTGTAAAATATATAACAGCATTATATTTAACTGAAGGTTGGTTAGGTATTGATAATAACATCAACAATAAAAAAATCTTAGTCATTCTTCTTTTTAATTCCCTCACACTTTTCTCTTACATCTGAAAAATGATCTGGTAATTCTAATCCTTGATACCTGCCACAAAGTTTAAGTAACTCTAATTGCTGTTTAAGTCTTTCATTTTCTAAAGTTAAACTAATAGACTCTTTTGTGCAGGTAGATTGTAATGGATAAGTAAATCGTATTCCTACTTTACCACTATCGCCAAAATAATCTGAACTAGATGAAGTTCTTTGATCGTAGTCGTATCTATCAAGCTCAGTATAAAGTTCTATTCTTCCTCTTTCGCAACTTGTATAACTATTTAGATATTCATTAACTGCTTGGCTCTGACTTGTAATAGCAGAAACTATGAGTATAAAAGTTAGTACCAAAAATAAAGTTCGCATTAGTACCCACCACTTAATTGTCTCTCCAAGTCTTTCATGTCATACTTAAATTGTTGTATAGCATTTGAGTTTGTTCTAACTATTTCTTCTAAGGCTTGATATTCTGCTTGGCTTGATGTTTCATACATAAGTTTCTCCATCGCTTGACCTTTAGCTTCTATTCTGCCAACCCATGTATTTAAACTTGTCATTTCTTTTAATAATTCTTCTCTAGCCATTGAGTAATTATCAGAATTAACATTAGTTTTTTCAGTATAAATTTGATGTATGTTTTCAATATCTTTTCTCAACATCATTATTTCTTTTGTTGAGTCATCAATTTGTGTAGTTAATTTATTTGCATAATTTAAAGTTCCATAAGCTCCTGCTAACACAGAAAGAACAATCGGAACTGAAGCTAGATATTTTAACATTTAATTTTGTATGGCTAAGATTATTGATCCACCAATAAAACTAACGAGGTACATTGTAATAATTATTTCCATAAATCTCCATTGTTAAAAAAAAGCAATATCCAAACATTAATATTTGTCCTCTATAATTTTATATATTTTCATGTTACCTTCTGCATCTGGTCTTAACTCTGCTTTGACTTGACCACACTCATAGCGAATAACATTAGTTCTTCCTTCTGCTAAATTTCTCTCAGCTTCTCTTTTAGCTTTTAAACAATGAGATAAACCATCAGTTATCATGTGTCCGTCTAACGAGCCATTAACAAACATACAAAGACTAAAAACTGTTTCAATGACTCCCATTATTCCTCACTTTATCTTTTAATTGCTCTACATCGTTTTGTAATTTTTCAACTTGAGTTTTTATAAAATCAATATTTATGTTTAATGACTCAATAGTTTCTATTTCTTTAGCCATATCTTCATTTTGACCTGCTAACCATTCTGACAGCATATATAATTCTTGATTAACAGGAGTTTGCTCTGCCTTTTTTAAAAGGTCAGCTTCCATTAATTGTCTTGCTGTTTCAAGTTGGGTTAGCCTAGTCGTAAGATCGCTGTAACCTAGAATTCCAATTCCTATCGCCATAATTAAAGCGATTAGATTTCGCATTGGCATTGAAATTGCCGTGTTGTCTGATATTTTCATTTACCACAAACACAACTTCCATTACAGCCACAAGGATTAATCATAGTTTATCCATTTCAGCTTTTACTTTAGTCCATGTAATCTCTGAATGAGGATTAGTTGTAGTTGTTATAGCTTCATTATCACTATTAGCACCAGTTACCCATTCGACCTTATTAAAATTTTCTTCCGTTTCTATAGGGGTTTCCCAAATCATTTGAGTATTAGGTCGTAATATTTTTACTGCTTCAAAAAATTTATCCATAAATTATCCTGCTATTTCCATTAAAACACAAGTAGAGTAAGAGCCATGATTAGGTATAATAGTTACTCCACTACTTGAACTTAAAAGTTGAAGTTTATAAGTACAAGCATCAGTAGTATTTGGAGAAGATAAATATATTAAACCCATACTTTGATTTGGTTGAATACTTACCGAAGCACCACTATTATAAATTCCACCTTTTTGATAAGTTAAATCAGTATATGAATTACTACCTATTTTTTGTACTAATTTAGTCATGTTGCGTTGTTCTTGTTCATTACCAGTACCCATTATTTGCGAACTAAAAAGAATTAATATTTTACTTGAAGTTGCAGAAGGAGTAATTGAAGTTTCCCAACTTGTACCACTAGCACTTTGCATATCAAAATAACTGGTAGAAGTAGAACTTTGTGAGCCATAAGTATTAACAGAAGTTACAGCTTGTAAAGTTTTACCCCCACTAAAGTTTGCACTAGGCAAAGTTCCTGTAACACCACTTGCTAAATTTAATTTTGTTAATGCCATTCTATGCTCCTATTAATTTAAAACCAAAAAATCTTGCAATTTCTGATGTTGATTCCCAAGTACCACCATTAAAAGTTGCATTACCACCAGAAGATTGTCTAACTTTAAATTGAAAAAAATCTGAACTCCCGTTTGCATAATGTACGCCAGAAACAATAGACTGAACTTCTTGCGAAAGCCATTCAGTCATTACTTGAGAAACACTATCGGCATTTTTAAATATTTGCATTCTGTATTCATTGTCTCCTCCTGTACCATCAAATCTGCCAGAGCCAGAAAGAAAATAATATCCTGCAACATTTGGTGTAAATTTATATGTACTTGTGTCATAACAACCATTTGAGTCTAAGACTTCATTATTACAAGCAACAGTTGCGTAAGTATTATTTGCAACAGTTTGATTTGAAGTCATTGTTGCTAAAAAAGCAGGTGTATTGGCAACACCCAAATTATTACTAAATGTACCAGAGCCATTACTAGAAAGAATAGAGTTACCTCCACTATCTTGTAAATCATCTACTCGTATTATACTTGCCATTTAATTATGCCTTTGGATTATCGTCTTTTATTTTTTTGATTCTTGCTTTCCAAGCGTCAATGTCCTTATATATTTCATCGAGCTGCTCACCGATGTCTCCGTACGCTGTTTTACGAGTTGCTCTAACTTGATTGTTAGACTCCTCTTTATCTGCGTCAGCTTCATAAGAAGCTATTTGTTCGTCAGTTGGTTTTGCTAAACCATCTACTGACCAAGAAGAAATATATGCTCCTTTTCCA